GCGTTGGGATTATGTAATGAATGAAATGATTTGGGCATTTGAACATCTCGTTGATGATACATGGGAAGAAGAATTCTGGTCTGGTGACAAAAATGATCCAAACGAAGATATTGCCAATATGTTTAAATCAGGTTGGAAATCAAAGAGAGTATGGGACCGTGAAGGCCACGAAAAAGTGGATAATAGAATTAAAAATGGTTTAATACTATTTGGTAAATACTATCGCAATTTGTGGGACTAATTTATGATACCATATTATTATTTGTGGCAAGCCAAGAAATTATTGGAATTGGACAAAGAAACCATCCGAATGATGGGTGATTCTACCAATGATCGGTTAGAGCAACAAAAAGAAATGCGTGAGTTGGAAGTGGAACATTTCCGTGAAACCTCGAAAAAGTTTACCATCTTTCTATTGACCTTGGTTTTCTTTTGTGTTACACTATATTATCTGTATATTAATGGAGTAATAAATGTTTGATAAATTTCACACATGGGTAGGTAAAAATACAATCTATCTTATCTTAGTGCTGGCACTTGTTTCATCAATCATTGCGATCTATAATTTGGTTGATGTGATTCGTAAACCCCCTGTAATTAATGTGGTTGAAGGTAGTATTCAACACCATCTAGTGTGGTCTACAAAAGGAGAATGTTTCTTTGTTCGTCCATTCTCCTCTGAAGCTGTATATTTAATCCGTGTTAATGATTGTGATAAGAAATGAAACCAAATAAAGATTTTAAATTGAGTAAGAGTGCTAAGAGATTATTGGCCACCAAAACAGGCGAATCAAAAAGTCTGTGGAAGAAACTATATATTGAAGCAGAGTTGTCCGAGAAAATGGCCAAGCTTGCAAAAGTTCGTGAACCTAAAGGAGAGTAAAATGTCGTTATTTATCGAAGTAGAGTCAGTAGAAAAAGGTTGTAAAGTGATTTTGAATTTAGATACCGTGAGTGAAATTGCTCCGTTCTCAACAGGTGGTTGCCATTTGTTTTTGAGTGATGGTCGAATCTATAAAGTAAAAGATTCATACGAACTGTTCAAACAATTTGCTATGCAACAAGTATCGGCTGAAGATATTGCTCATCGTATTGAAGCAATCAAAGGCCGTGGTCGTCCACCAAAATCAGCAATTACAGCAGAAGATGTTCCTAAACTATGAGTAAGAACAACCTTTTATAATGAATGATTTAATACTTAGAGGTTTTAATTGGATTCATGATGATTGGAAATCTGGCCGTGTTCGATTTATTGTAGAATGTGTGGCGTGGGCAATCTCTATTGGTTGTGCCATCGCCATGGCCGCTACTGTTCCTAATCCTCCTCTTTTGATTTTATATCCTATTTGGATTCTTGGTTGTGCCATGTATGCTTGGGCTGCGGTCACTCGTAAGTCATTTGGTATGCTGGCCAACTATTTGTTACTTACTACGATTGATATTATTGGTTTAATAAGAATGCTATGAATATATTTGCGTTAGATTTGGATGTAAAAAAATGTGCTGAGATGCATAACGATAAACATTGTATCAAAATGATTTTAGAACATTGCCAATTGTTGTCAACGGCTCATAGAGTTCTTGATGGTAATGAAGTTGTTGTAAAATCAAAAACTGGTCGTAACACCAAACGATGGTTACTCTCAGATGAACGAGAGAACCTTCTCTATTCCGCTACACACATGAACCATCCTAGTGCGATCTGGTGTCGCCAATCACCATCAAACTATCTTTGGCTGGTTGATCTGACTGAAGCCTTATGTAAAGAATATACTTATCGTTATGGTAAAGTTCATAAGTGTGAACAGATTGGACTAATTAAAATGTTGAAGTCTGTACCAAAAAATATTCCTGTAGGATTATTCACACAACCAACACCAGCAATGCCAGATAACTGTAAAGTACCAGGAGATTCAATTCAGTCCTACCGTAATTACTATATAAATAATAAGACACACCTTGCTAGTTGGAAAGGTAAGGTAAACTCCCGTAATGTACCTGAATGGTTTAACTATGCCCTCGTATGATTTTAAAAATTTGAATACTGGTAAAATAGAAGAGCACCGTATGTCTTACACGGTGTTGGATCAATTTCTGCAAGACAATCCACACCTCACACGATATCATTCGGCTGATAATCTCCCTATCTTTGGTGATGGCACTCGTATGTCGGTACCGGGTATTGGTCAACCCCATGCAGCATTTGAAACGGGGGTTATTCAGAGGATGCAAGAAACTATTCCAGGAAATACTATGAGTGGCCACAAAACAAAAAAAATCCGAGAGTGGTGAGGTTATATTAAAGAATATCCTTTAAGCGTTTTTAAATTTCTCAAAGACCTATGATTTAATCCAATAGAATTGCAAAATTTACTTAAATTGAAAACTTCAACTATCTTATCATCAGGGCATTTTATTTTCCAAGACTTGGCGTGTTTTTCTCCCATAATATCCATGGACTTTTTCTTTTTGTCTAGGTAAATATTTAAACATTCTTCAAAAGTTTTTCCTTCATAATATTTTATGTAACCTTTATATGACAGTTTCTTTTCTAAATTGACGGCACCTAACGAATCCCTACATAATCCATATTGTTCACTATATTTTTTTAGATTCTTGAATTGAAGTAATGTGCCATCCAAGTTCCAAAATTTATATTGTTTGGCACAACTTTCGGAATTTTTGATTTTAGATTCTTCTCGGTGTTTGAATCCTAACATACCATCACCACCAAGTGTCATATTGTAACCATTAGAATTAATAAAGTTGATAAAAGAATGATTTTCAATTATGAAATAATTTTCCATAAAATCCTTAGTATGGTTTCCGTCTTTTGACCGGTAAATTACTTCCCATTCAAAATTTTCTTTACCATATTTTCTTATGGCTTTGTGGAACGCATCATTATATGCTTTAGATTTTAGATTTTTACTATCTTTAATGTGCCTTTTTTGTCTTTGAGGCCAATTGGAATCAAATCCAATGTAAACTTTACCATTTGTCCTATTGACACATCGGTAGATTGAATATATAATCATATGAATACTCTCTTAACTGTATATGTTTATTTATACAAAAAGAGACCTAGGGAGTGGTAAACGATTTCTAACAACAAAGGAAGTTTGATGGTAACCAAAAAAAGAGTTCTACCTGATGTGTCAACACCACACGAAAAAGAACCACACAATAGACAGACAAATGCTTTAAAGGTTCGTATTGATGATTTGAAAACATTTCAACCATTAACAGAGAATCAAAAGATTTTCTTTGATGCCTACAAACAAGGTGATTACTTTGTTGCACTACATGGTGTTGCAGGTACAGGTAAAACATTCTGTGCCTTATACAAAGCACTAGAAGAAGTATTGGATAAATCCAATCCATTCAATAAGATTATTATTGTTCGGTCAGCCGTACAATCAAGAGAGATTGGCCATCTGCCAGGTGATGTATCTGAAAAAATGGAAATCTTTCAACAGCCTTACCAACAGATTTGTGAAACACTCTTTGGTCGTAAAGATGCGTATCAACGATTAACTGAGCAAGGTCACATTGAGTTTATCTCCACATCATTCATTCGTGGTATGTCATTCGATGATGCCATCATTATTGTGGATGAGATGCAGAACTTAACCTTTGAAGAAATTGATACTGTGATGACACGGGTAGGTTACAGATCGAAGATATTGTGGTGTGGTGATTATCGCCAGACCGATTTAAATAAACGCAAGAATGATATGTCAGGCATATTAAGGTTCTTTGATATTGCCATGCACATGAATGCCTTTACCAAAATTGAATTTACTGCTGATGATATTGTTCGTAGTAGTTTGGTAAAAGAGTATATCTTGGCCAAATTGAAGATCGAAGATTCTGAATAACTCTATATAAATAGTATCAAATAAAATAATAAAGAGAATACTAATATGCCATTAAATTCATCAGGACCAATTAGTTTAGGTGGATCAACAGCAGGACAGTCTATTAACCTTGAATTAGGTCAGTCAGCCACTGCAACCGTAAGTTTAAATAATACTAACGTTAGAACACTAGCTGGTGTTGCTAGTGGTGCAATTACCATGCCAACGAACTTTTATGGTAAAAGTATCGGCCCAACGGTCGGCATATTTTATGGTGGTGGCACTGCTAGTTCTGCACAATGTAATTTAGTAATTCGCATTAACGCCTGTGGCGCTCAAGTAGGAAGTCAAACTAACATTGGAACTGGAAGGAGTTCGTTGGCAGGAGCACCAGTGGGCAGTAATGGGGTATTTTATGGTGGTCGAAGGTGTGGCTGTGCAACTACTCGCCGAAACGAAGTAAATCGCATTAACGCTTGCGGCGCTGAGGTGGGAAGTCAAACTAACCTTGGAACTGCAAGGGAAAGTCTTGGAGGAGCGCCGGTCGGTAGTAACGGGTTGTTTTATGGTGGCTGCGGTGCCACTAGTGCTGCTCGCCGGACAGTAACCCGCATTAACGCTTGCGGTGCTTTAGTGGGATCTGAAACAACATTAACAGATGGAAGGACTACTTTGGGAGGAGCAAAAGTAGGTAATAACGGGTTGTTTTATGGTGGACTTACTCCTAGTTTTAATTGCACAAATACAGTAACCCGCATTAACGCCTGCGGCGCTCAAGTGGGATGTATAACAAGCGTTGGAACTTCAAGGCAGAATGTGAGTGGAGCTCCAGTGGGTGGTAACGGGTTGTTTTATGGTGGACGTCTTCGGGGTGTATCTTGTGGATGGAGAAATAGAGTAACCCGCATTAACGCTTGCGGTGCTTTAGTAGGAAGTGAAACAAGCGTTGGAACTTCAAGAGATAATATTGGAGGAGCGTTAGTGGGCAGTAATGGTGTATTTTATGGTGGCTGCGGATTCAATTCTGGCAGTGGTAGCTGGCGAAACACAGTAACCCGAATTAACGCTTGTGGTGCTTTAGTAGGAAGTGAAACTAGCATAAACCCAGCAGTTAGTCGTAATGCAGGAGCGGGATTAGGATAAATGTCAAGGGTTAATCATAACGCACAATATATTTATGAATTGCAAGGAGAAACACCTTGGGCAAAACTTAACGCTGTCCGCAATCAATTAAAACAAAGAAAATTAGCTTACGAATTAGCAAAGCTGAGCATGGAAAAAGCTGAGGCAACGTTAGAAAAAAATTCTTTTGAGTATCGTGAATATTTATTACACAAAGAACAAACGGAAGAAAATATTCAAGACTGTGTTAACGAAATTGATTTTTTAACGGAATTTGAAGCGGCACTTGCAATAGAAGCAGAAAGAACCAGAATCCCTGGTAAAACCGATGATGAAATGTATGAGATTAACTTTTTTGACGAGTTAAAATTTCGCTTGGTACGCCAAGCTCAGTCGCAGATTTTATCAAGCGGAAGGCTTGCAGAAGATACCGCAAGTCGTATTTTAAAGAATAAACCTGCTTTACAACTGTGCATCGAACAGGGCCTGTTAGGAGAGGGGGCATTACAAATAGCAAATGTTAATTCATCAGCTTTGCCTTATAACTACGAAATATTACATTTGGAAAATTTAAAGAAGGAAAATGAAAATGGCTAAAAACTGGCTTTTTATAGAAAATGGTATTGTTAAGCAAATTGTTACCCAAGATGAAACACCAAATTCATCACAATCAACAGAATCATACGATACTTTAGCCCAAGATGATTCCCAAACCTTCAAAGTTGGAGATGTTTTTACTAATGAACTACAGCTTCAATATAACAAAACTATTTGGCAGCAAATAGGATGGCTTCCTACTGAGGCTGAAATTGAAGCGCAAAAAGAAGTAAACCCAATTTAAATTACATAATAGAAAGTTAATTTTGAATAAAATTGACAAAAACGATTTTGAAGAAATTCAGTTATTTCCAACAAGTGTGTATTCTGCACTTGTATTAGACGATCTTGAATTGGTAAAAAAAGTAGCAGAAGATCCGATTTACCATCATCCAACCGATAGAATGATGTCGGAAACTTTTTTTGATGACGAACGGATTTTTGATTTTTCTCAGTTTATATTACAATCATCTTGGAATATTTTAAAACACCAAGGTTATTTGATGGAGAATTATCATACTGTGTTTGAATCTATGTGGCTTCAAACTTATGAAAAGCACTCATACATGGCACAACATGTCCATGCAAATGGTAATCAGATTGTTGGGTTTTATTTTTTAGAAGTTCCAGAAAATTCAGTACAATTAATTTTGCACGATCCAAGGGCGGGTAAAGTACAAATTGATTTAGACGATGCGGATCCTAAACAACTCACAACTGCATCTTCTTTTTCTGTTTTAACACCCCGAGCTGGCCAGTTAATTTTAACTCCAGCTTGGTTGGCTCATTCAATTACTGCGAATCAGTCTGATGAACAAGTTAAATTTGTTCACATTAATATTCAAGCGAAAAGAATTGCCAATAATATAGCTAGTGAAATGCCAGAGGTAGAAGTCGTATGAACAAATATCGTATTCGCTATAATAAGAGCCGTGGTCAAGAGGGTCGTGGAACCGTTGATCATGTTTGGCGGGTTTTTGAGGGCAATAAAGAATACTTGGTAAAGCATTTTAAACTAAACGTAGCCTCAGAAAGTGAAATAGACCCCAGCGGTGGAGATTGGAATGTAGTTTGTTATGGAGAGTTAACCCTAGATAGGACCACTTCTACAGCCATCATTTCAGAGTATGCACCGACTTGTAAGCAAAGATTATGATTAAAGAAGCAAAACATCTTATTCGTTTTTTTCTAAAGTCCACCGGTTATGCTGGTATTACTTTACCACCTTTTGGTATCTATATACTAAAAGAAAGAATGGATGATGAACTCCTCAAGCGCCACGAACTGGTACATTGGGAACAATATCAAAGAATGGGTGTTATTCGTTTTTATGTTACGTATTTGTGGTATAATACTCGATATGGGTATTGGAATAACCCAATGGAAGTAGAAGCCAGAAAAAAATCTGAATAACTCTTGACAATTTAATTTACCTGTGATATCATTTAACATGACATTTATATTTTGCCCACCAGTACCACTCCAAGATTTACAATCCGAAACATTATCCAATGGTCGGTTCTATACTCTACCTGATGGTACCAAATTGCCATCGGTAACTACCGTTCTTGGTGCTCAAAAGAAAGATGCCATTATGGCATGGCGTAAGAGAGTGGGTGAAGATGTGGCCAATGCAATCTCAAAGAAGGCTACAGGAAGAGGCACCAATGTGCATACCTTGTGTGAACGATATCTGAACAATGAAGGTCTAGGCCTAATTATGCCAGACGCCTTGGAGATGTTCCTATCACTTAAACCACTATTGAATCGCATTAATAACATCCATTACCAAGAGTGTGCCTTGTGGTCGAAACAATTGGGTATGGCAGGCCGTGTAGATTGTATTGGTGAATTCGATGGCCAACTATCCGTAATTGATTTCAAAACATCCAAGAAGATTAAAACCAAGGCACAGATTGAAGATTACTTCTGGCAAACGGCCGCATATAGTTTGATGTATGAAGAAATGATTGGCACGCCTATACAAAACTTGGTCATTATCATGGCGGTAGAAGATGAACAACCATTGGTATTCCAAGAAAAAACAGAAGATCATATCGAAGGATTAGTCAAGGCAATTAAATTCTACAATGACCAAAAGTGGTGATTCTCTAAGTATAAATACTAATAGTACAAACACTAATACGAAAGAAGAAAATGAGCCACGATAAATTTGAAAACTATTCCGAAGAAAAAATTGAACAGAGATTAGGTGCATTGCTGGTGCTTGCCTGCGGTTTGACTATTCTTTTTACGGTATTTTACCTATTTGGTTAATTACCAATTTTAGATGCAAAAGCGCTTGACTTTTATATTGAATTAGTATACACTCCAAGAATGTAGATTAATTCTGCATAAATAAAATACCAGCAACACACAAACCGCTGGTATATTACACATAACACACACAAGGAGAAGTAAATGAGTATGACACCTTACGAGATACGGCTAGAACTCTTAAAAATGGCCAAAGATATGCTAACTGATGATTATCACGGAAAACGTGATGCACTACAACAGCAA